CATGGTGGCATCGTGACTCTGCTGAACGATGAAAACAAAGGCCTGTTTTATGGCTATGTTTTCAAAATCGACCGCAGCCATGAGGAAACTGTATCCATTACTGCTTACGACCAGCTCCGGTACCTGAAAAACAAAGACACCTATGTTTTCACAGGTGTTCGCGCCGATCAGGTCATAAAGCTGATCAGCGAAGACTATAAGCTGAAGCTCGGAACCCTGCCGAACACCGGCTATGTCATTCCCTCTATGGTTTTCGACATCAAATCGCTGTTTGATATCATCCTGGAGGCTCTGGACCGCACGCTCATCAACGGCGGCCGGATGTTCTATCTGTGGGATAATTTCGGTGCTTTGAGCCTCTCCGAAGTGGTGCTTCCAAAGGAGGTGCCCGTAATTGGAGAAAACAGCCTCGCAACCGGCTTCCGGTACTCCACCAGTATTGATGGCGAGACCTACAACAAAATCAAGCTGGTGCGTGATAACGAGGCCACGGGTAAGCGTGATGTTTACGTGGTTCAGGACAGCAACAACATGGCCATCTGGGGCATCCTGCAGTATCACGAAAGCGTCGATGAAAATCTGAACGCTGCGCAGATCAAAGACAAGGCCGAAAAAATGCTGGAGCTCTATAACCGGCCGACGCAGAGCCTTACTCTGTCTGCTATCGATCTGCCGGATCTGCGAGCCGGCCAGATCATCTATGTAGATCTGCCGGGCATCAAAGTGCGTCAGACGTTTTTGGTCGAGGAGATCTCTCACGACATCGTGGAGGAGACCATGAGCCTGAAAGTGAAGGTGGTTTAATGCTGGAGCAGCTGAAAAAAATCGTGAGAAGCACAGAGGAAGCGGATGTCCCGACCAGATTTATGTTCGGGGCAGTAACTTCCCTCTCCCCGCTTACCGTTTTTGTGGATAACCGCTTTTACATTTCGCCGCCGGCGCTGAAGGTGATGAAAGAGATCTACGGCCACAAACATGTGATCCCATCGCACAGCACGCAAACGGCTTCACAGCACGCCCATAATGTGACGCAGTTTAATTCCAATATTGCGGAGGCGCTTGCTGTTGGAGACGAAGTTGTCCTGCTCCGGAACCGGGGCGGACAGCAATATCTGATTATCGGGAGGGTTTGAGAGATATGACGCCTACTGTTCCTAAAACAATTCTCGGTACCACCGAGATCCAGCGCCAAGTTGACATTCCCACCCATACTTACCGCATCGATTTTGACAAAAAGCGCATCGCCGGCATGGTCGATGGCAAGGTTGCCATGCAGCAGGCCATTCGAAAGATTCTGCAGACGGAGCGCTTTGTGCATCTCATTTACTCCTGGAACTACGGCATGGAATGGTCGAAAATCATCGGCAAAAGCCATGCAGAAGCCGAGAGTGCCCTTCGAAAGGGCCTTGAGGATGCTCTCCTGCAGGACGAACGTATTACAGCACTGTCCGATCTTGCGGTAACACGAGTTGACCGGCGCACTATTTCTGTGACTGCGACCGTTGAGACCATTTTCGGTACAGTCAGAGAGGAGGTAACCACCAATGTATGAATCCCAGACCTTTGAGGTCATTATGGAGCGTTGCCTGGCGCGCGTGTCCTCCAGAGTAGACAAGCGCGAAGGCTCTATCATCTATGACGCTCTGGCGCCTGCTTGCGCCGAGATCGCAACCATCTATAGCGAGCTGAGCACCCTGATGAATCGTGCATTTCCTGACACCGCCACAGGTGAGGATCTGGATAAGAAGTGCCGGGAGCGCGGCTTCACCCGCCGGCAGGCCTCCGCGGCCGTCCGGAGAGGTGTATTCGCCGATTCCAACGGCGCCGCATTCAGTGTACCTGTCGGTACCCGTTTTTCCGGCGGTGAAATCAACTATGTGGTTTCTTATGCTCTGGAAAGCACCGGCGAATTTGCCCTCACGGCAGAAACGGCCGGAGAAATCGGAAACACATATTACGGCACGCTGCTCCCTATCGACTATGTGGAGGGGCTGGCCGGCGCAGAGCTGGAGGACATCCTGATCCCCGGCGAGGATACCGAGTCCGATACCAGCCTTCGCATCCGGTATTTTGACTCCTATGACAACCAGGCCTTTGGCGGAAACCAGGCAGACTATAAAGAGCGTGTCGGCGCCCTCGCTGGTGTCGGCGGTGTTAAGGTATTCCGCGCAGCTGAAGGCGGCGGTACCGTTGGGCTGACCATTGTTACCAGCGATTGGGGCATTCCCTCTGCAGAACTGCTTGCATCAGTACAGAATGCCGTGGATCCGCTCGAAAATCAGGGCAGCGGCATCGGCTTCGCCCCGATCGGCCACACAGTGACCGTAACAGGTGTTACCGGCGCAACCGTCGACGTCGCATTCAATCTCACTCTGGAGGAAAACGTCAGCTGGGCTGATATCCAGAGCGCAGTCACCGCTGCCATCAACAATTATTTTCTCGGCCTTATCGAATCGTGGGCAGACACTTCCGCCATCACTGTACGTATCAGTCAGGTCGAAACCCGCATTCTGGCCGTCGCCGGCGTGCTGGACATCGAGGGCACAACGCTCAACGCAGAAGTCGCAAACCTGCAGCTCGGCAGCACGGAAATTCCCGTACTGGGAGAGGTGACCAATGGAGCTTCTTGATTATTATCCCGAGTTTATGGCGGAGCTCAAGGAGATCCAGGAACTTGCCAAAGCAGAGCAGCCGGAGATTGCAGCGGCCATCCAGACGGTCCGTGACGCTCCCAACGATTTCTTTATCACCGAGCTCTCTCCTGCCGGCGCAAAACGCTGGGAGGAGATGCTCAACCTTCCGGTGCAGGAAGACACCCCTATTGCAGATCGGCGGTTCCGTATTTTGACGAAGTCCACCGAGCAGAGACCGTTCACTATGCGCCGCCTGAAGGAGCTTATGACATCCTTGTGTGGCGCGGATGGCTTTACAGTAGCCTTTGTCAACAGCACCTTTACACTCACTGTACGTGTCGCTCTGGGAGTTAAGCAAAATTACGATGACGTCGATGCCATGCTCGCACGAATCGTCCCGTCGAACCTGATTCTCGATCTAAGCTTGCTATATAACACCTACGACATTCTTTCTGCGTACACGTATGACCAACTATCTGCATTTACCTATGATCAATTAAGAAATGAGAGGATTACGCCATGACCGAAACTGAAATCCTGAAACTCAAGCGCCCGGCAGGTAGCGACTTTTATTCTGTCGATGACTTCAACCACAATGTGGATCTTCTGGAGGCCGCTGCAAAGAGCAAGGTAACCACTTTGCGGGTATGCGGGGATCTCAATAGCGCCGCGTTGGTCCTCCACAGCAGTGGCTCTTATACTGGAACCGTTGTTGAACACGATGATGGCCATGCTTATGCGGAATTCGTGCTGCCATGCGGTGGTCATGTCGACATTACGCATGTCGCAAACGGTGAGAAGCATTCCAGAATCGAGATCCTTATTGACGGAAATACCGAGTGGATCATTTCTCACCATATGACTGTCTATCACAGCATCCTTGCCAAGGTATCTGATGGATACTTCGCTGACGCTTCTAGTATCATCATTTACGATAATGGCATTGGTCGGGTAATCCAAAAGACTGATGTGGAGACCTTCCAGGAGGGGTATGTCGCAGATCTGGATCACCAGAACGAGTTGTGGCACGCCGTTCGCACCGGTATGATCACGGCCGCCGATTACGCAACTATCACCGGAGATGAATATCCGACGACTCCGCCCACGCGGGTAGAACAATAATGAGTGGGAGGGATACACATGGACAGCTGTTTGGCTCGTAAAAACGATGTCATTCGCAATGCTCCCGCAGAGATCATTTACTTTCCCCTCACCTGCCAAAAGGATTCACCTGTAGGGACTGCAGCTAGTTATGCTCAGCTCCGAGAAGTGCGCTTTGAAGACATTCCGGAAGAATACCAGGATATTGTCAGTGCCATTGGCATGGATGCATTTTTAAAATTCGTCAATCTATGTGGCGGATTGAACATGTACGTTCCAAAAGTTGAGTCACTGGAACGTGCAGGCCGCGATCGTGAGATTCGCGCCCGCTTTGACGGCGGTAATTACAAAGCTCTATCTGCACTGTTTCGCTTAAGCGAACGGCAGATCCGAAAAATCATTAACGGAACAAGACGGTAAGGGGGTGTGTAGAGATGGAAAAACTGACCCCCACGGAGCTGTGGACCGCTCTGTTGGCTGTTGCTTCGGCAATCGTACTGTTGAGTAACGCTGCAGAGAAAATTGCCAAGGCATTTCGCACTGCAAAGGCGCCGAACGTCAAGCAGG